GAAAGGATTTGTCTGGGTAACGTAATTTCTGTGCAACTAATTTATTATTCTTGTCGTAGTAGTTTGCAATTTGTACGTTCTTACCATTGTGTTTACCAGTTTGATAATTAAACTTAGTAACAGTTTCTTTATTTATTTTTCTTTTAATTAAAGGTTTGCATTCGCCTTGAACTAATTCTTTATTTGTTGTTTCCATAGCCACCTCTTGTTTTTCGTATGTTGAATAATAATGACCACAACCAAAACAATGGCCGTGTAAGTCTGAATAAACAGCAACGTTATCTTTACTGCCACATTCGAAACAAGGAGCGTGATATGAAAATTCACTATTTTCCATATTGATATTCCTCTAAAAATTTTTGGCTTAAAAACAAAAAGGCCCCCAGAAATTAATCCAAGGGCCACAGAAAAGGTAAGCTATGATACTTACCTATTTTTTGTATACACTATTTTAACTCGGCTATCCAACTTTTTGGTATGTATTTATCAGAATACTTAAACTCATGTTTCTGACACCACATAGCATATGTCGTACTAGATATTTTGGATATGCGAGTTTGTGAATTAGAAAAGATAAATCTTAAATCCAGTTCTGGATAAAGTTTCTTAACTAAAATATGTTTTTGCTTATCAGCCGTTAAAAATCTACCCTTACCTTCAATGTACATAAGGCTACCATCTTTTTTTGTTAAAACAAAATCAGGGGTATACCTGTGTGACTTTTCTGGTTTGATATATTTTATTACTTTGGTTTCATACTCAAAAGGAATTTTTGAATATGTTAATTGCCTTGCTATTTGTTCTTCAAGGCCCGACCGGTATTTAGAAGTCGTCTTCTTGGGCCACCACTGGTTGGGTCTCATTATCAAACTCCTGAGTTTCTGAAGCTGTGTAGCCTTCTTCTTTCTTAAACCCATGTCCACTGGAATCACTCCCACCCTCTACAAGTTTAATAACTTGAACACCTCTAAGCCTCATTGAGACACCCGCACCCACCATAGAAGTGTAATACGGAATTAATTCTGAACTAACTTTTAATTCTGAACCACCCCAAACATTTACATCTTTCAATGGAATGCCTTTAGCGTCAAAAATTGCAGGTCTGTTTTCAAAAGTTTCACCAGTTTTCATAGTGACTACTGCTTTACATTTAAATTTAAATATAATATTTCCAGTAGGGTTGCCTTCATCGTCTAACTCATCGTTGTAAGGTGAGTTAGCTTGTTTGATTGTTTTACTTTTAGACTTCTCTTTTGCAAGAGTAAGACTTTCTTTAACCACTTCGTCAATAACATGCATTATTGCTCCGCAATCTTCTTTTTTTATGACTAGATTTACTTTATAGTCACCTGGTTCACCGAATTTAGTATCAGCAGTTGTTAACCAGGGAAATTGAGCAACTCCAACTGGAGTCACTATCTTTGTATAGCTGTTCGCCATTATTTTCCTCATTGTTGTTTACATTGTTGTCACTTGTTATTATTCCCTTAGATTGCAATTTTACAATTTCATCTATTGGAAGATACTCAAAGTCATCCATGTTTATTCCTTTGGTTCTAATAGGGGTACTAATCACCCGCTAGTGGGTTGGTTTACGCAAAAAAGAACTCAGACTGTAAAACTTCCTTAATATTGAAATCACCTTTTTCTGGTACAGTTGGTAATTTTTTACGTTGCTCTTCTGTAAGTGTAGGTTCTATTGAAACTTTAAACCCTTCAAGAGGACAATCGTTATCATACAACTCTACAAACGTTTCTCTAATTGTATCTGCAAGAACTTGTGAGTCCGCAGCAAGTGTCCCAAAAGAATCATGAACATTACAAAAATGAGAGATACCTTTATCATAAGCTTTACATACAACTTTCATCATGTGTGCTGAGTCTTGTGAATGAATAAAATTTGGTGGTAAACCATTAGAGGCCCTTAAAACAGAATACTTTTCTGTCTCAACGTTTATTCTAGGTTTTATTATTTCACCAAACATCCGAGTCTTTACACGCATAGATTTAAACTCTGGATAATCTTGAATGACTGGAAAGCCAACTGGATTTACCCAACGAATTGCATGACCATTTTTAGCTAAAACTTTTGCACAGTTTTGTAAAAAGGACATACCTAATCTTGCGGAAGATAAAACTTCACCCATACTGTCCCAGATAACACCCGATAAAAATGTACAGGCTTGAAACGATGAGCTGCCAAACGGGTGTTCATCCCCTTGGTCTTTTCTTTTAACTAAATCCTCATCAACAAAGTCACTACAAGAGTAACGTGTTGAACCATAAGGTGAAGTCATGATTGCTCGTTTAACAGTTGAACGCTTAACTTTAAATTGTAACCAAAGTTTTGCAAACGGGTTGTCAGTCATTGTTTTTAAATTAGCAATGACAGCATCCTTAACCACTGTATAAACATCTTGTGGCTTTTCAGATTTACCTAAGTTAACCGCTCTAGCAGACGCAGTATGTTTAAAAATCCCACTGTAATGCTGAATACCATTACAACAGCCATCCTGGTTACAGATAAAAGTACTAAAATAACCATAACCAACAGCTTTAAAAGAAACCCACTCATTAACCCAAGCAAGAAATTGAAAAGGTTTGTCAGCCATTTCCCACTCACGATTTACAAAAGGGTCAGCCTGGATTTTTTTAAATAACTCTAAATTTTCATCAACCCATTTTAATTGCTCTTCTCTTGTTACTTTATCAACACCAAATAGTGCAGCACCAGTAACAGCCAACCAATAAGCACCTTTATTTTCTGCGGTGATCTTTTTACCAGTACCAAGAAAGATGAAATGCTTTTGCAAAGTCAACACCTTGTATGTTTAAATAGTTTGTTACTTGGTAACATCTAGACCTAAAGTCTAAAGTGTGTGCATGATAAAATACTTTTTCTTTAATCATGTGAGCCATCCACCTAACTTTTGCAAACAATAATCTTTTTGATTTTTGTCTTGCATTGTCAGTGTGGACTTTTACAGACTCAATTCTATAAAGTTGTCTAGCAAGTTTATTAGTTTCAATATCATGTGGTCGGACCGGTAAACTTAAAAGTTCAGCTATTGGTAAACCACCAATTGCTATATTCTTTTCCCAAGCCTTATCTAATACATCTAAGATAAATGTATTTATTTTATAAGGTGTATCTTGCTGTGCGTTTACAGCTTTGTACACCTCAGGCATTGATACATTTTCTAAAAGCTTTAGGTTTTCTCTTTTACGATACTTAACTAAAGTTAATGGTTTAATATGTCTTGAATAATATCCACCACCTTTTACACTACCTTCCTCCCAACGCCTTGGAGCAACGATTGTTGGAAAATATTCGGGAGCAAGAACTTCAAGAAAATCATTTCTGTTATTAATCCAATCCATAGTTTGTTGAGTTGGTACTAATTTCTTTTCTCTTCTATTCTTTTTAATTATTGTCTCAACATCACAAAGGCCCGTGTGAACACACATAAGCTCTATAAGCTTGTAACCTACATGCACCTTTTCACTCCTAGTCCATACAGTCCACTCTATGTTATTTTTTTGTGAAGACTCTCTTAACTTTCTTCTTTTGTATTGGTAACCAGATGAACGTGCGTCCAGGTCAGCTTTTACAATACCATAATGTTCAGGCTTCTCTTCTTCAAATGTTCTTAATGCAACCTCATCCTCAATTTTACTTGCTACATTTATGGCTGCACTTGTTAATCTTCTAGAAATTGTAATACAGTTAATAATAGACTTTGAAGCTATCAAAGCAATTATGTCTGGTTCTAATAATGATAGTAATTTTCTAGCAATAGGCTGTACACCCGATACCTTCTTACCTTCTTCACAGAATGACTTTATGCCTTCTGAAAAGGGCCTTATAGAGTTAGACAACAAAGTCTTACCATAATTAGTAAAAGACTCCTCACCTCTCTGTTTATGTTCAGTTAACCTCTTTCTAAATCTTCTTATGCCTCTATCTCTCATGTCCTTCTCTAAATCTAATTGTTCTTTAAGAATAGAGAACGGTAAAGTAATTCCTTTTGTATTATTCATAGTGTATTTCCTTTATGTGTTTAGGTAGACTTTTAGCCCCCATTGGTTCTAATAAGGGAAC